CGTGCCGCATTACATTGTTCACATGATCAATGATGATTGCGTGAGTTTTACCTTTCATCGGACGAAGAGCGCGACCGAATTGTTGACTATATAACCCGTAACTTTGGGTAGGTCTTGCCATGCTGACAACCTCAATTGCCGGAACGTCTACCCCTTCCCCTAGTAAATCCACGTTGACGATTTGTAATATCTCGCGGTTCTTAAACCGACGCATGATGGTTGATCGAAGTAAGTCAGGGGTTTTACTCGAAATAACTTCGGCAGCTATCCCTTTCTGTCTGAATTCTAAAGCAATTTCTGTCGCGGCTTCTACGTCTACCGCGAAAGTAACTCCCGATTTACCTTCGGCAAACTTAAGATAGTGCTTAACCACATCGCCTGTTATGTGGGATTTATGGACGGCGGTTCGTAGTTTCGGTGGGCTAAAGTCACCCCCGGCGCTTATGGTTACTTCGGATAAATCGAGGTCGCTTGGGGGTGATATGATTCGGTATTCCGATAAGTAACCGAGTTTAATTAACTCTCGCATTGACGGCCCTACGACCATCATATCAATAATACCGTCAGCATGACGGCCGAGACCGTTACCGTCAGCGCGTACCGGAGTGGCCGTAGGGTATAGACCTCTAGCATTTGGAAATAGCTTTGCAGCTTTTCCCCATTTGTTATCTTCTAGTACATGGTGGCCTTCGTCTTGTACGACCAATTTAATTTTCTTAAACCAAGGTGTCTCTTCGTCCATCCGTAACAAGGTATCAACACCGGCTACAACGTACTGAGATTGGGGGTCATAAAATGATCGTTTTAGTTCCGCCATATGTATTGATATCATTTCTCGTATGGCGTCTTTTTGGGCGATAATATTATGTCGTATTCCGTGTCGTGCGAGTGTCAACGATATTTGACTGACAATTTCTACACGGTGAGCTATAACTATAGCGGGTTCGCTACTATTGGAAATGATTTTTGATAATACGACGGTTTTGCCTCCTCCCGTGGATAACTGAGCTAGGACATTTATTGCCCCGTTATTCCATGCCTCATATATTTGGTCTTCTAATTTTTGTTGATAGGGTCGTAATTTCATTCGGGAAAATCCTTATTGACGAGTTCGTTACTATATGGTTATGATCCGTTGCTGTCAATTGTTGCATTTCATAAAGAAATAAGTATATACTCATATAAGTAAATACTTATATACTTAAATAAGGAAATGATATGTTTAGAGGACAAGAATTTACAATCAAATTCGAAATGAACGAACTTAAGTTTAAGGTAACGCATGACTATGTTGATTGCGTGAGGGTTAGAATAGACGGCCGCCGACAAGTTATTTTCATTCCGAAGAAGTGCTTAGTTATAGATGAAACGGGGAAAATAATAGATGCTCAAATACGTTGGAAATTGGTTACGACGGAATTTTTTACAAACCTTAATTTACTCGAAAAGGAAAACAGAAATGATCGAAATAAAAATATTGAATCCACACACTGCGGATAAATTTGTTTTACGGGAAACGGCTAAGTATCTACTTTCGTTAGCTGGCGATGTAATGGTAGCCGAAAATGAAATGCCGGTTGTACATCCTGCGGTGGCTAATGCACATGTGGTTTCGCCTATTCCATTGCCTCCCGCAGTTCCTGTTGAACCACCCGCCGGATATTTGGTGGGAGACGATGAAATACCACAAGATAGTTGTATCCCATCGCCGCCGGTGCTTGGTTCAATTCCCGACATGCCACCCGCTGTACCTAATTTGGAACCATCTTCATTCCCCGCAATGCCTAATCCTTTTGGCAATAAAGAACTCGATGTACATGGTTTGCCTTGGGATAACAGAATACACGCCCGCACCAAAACAAAAACCGCTGACGGCGCATGGAAGTTAATGCGTGGAGTTGAACAAGATTTAGTGAAACAGATTGAATCTCAGTTACGAGGCGCATTGAATGCACCGAGTGCACCGCCCATTACTCCGGTTGTTCAAAGTACGCCGGTACATATTCCAACACCTCCCGCAGAAGTTGACACTAGCTCAGCTTGGTTTACTGCGATGGCTAAAATTACCGCAGTGGTTAAAGACGGTCAAATGACCCACGGTCAAGTAATGGCTATCGTTAAATCGATGGGTTTAGAATCAGTTCCGTTAATTGCCCAACGTCCTGATTTAATCCCTGCGATTTTGCATCGTATCGATCATTTCGTACAGCACGGCCAATTTTTATAAGGAATTTAATAATGACAATATCAAAAGAACAATTTTCTTTATTAATGACCTCGGCTACAAAAGCCGGGGAAATTGAGGGTGTTAAAGCTTTTATAGACCGTTTAGTTAGTAATCTAAATGAAGCTAAAAATTATTACGACAAGCAACGTCTACCAATCGAAGAAAAAGATTTGCCTACGTTTGAAGGATGGAAACACGTAGAAAAAACACCACCGCCAAAAGGAGTTGAACTTTTAGTATCGGATGGCACTTTCGATATTTCCGTTGGACATCTTGAAGATGATACTTGGTTCTACGGTAAGCCAACCAGCACTCACCAAATAGAAATAAAAAGCGTTAATTTTTGGCAATACCCTCCTAAGTTGCCTAACCCTATGGAATTTTCATCAGAGGGTGAAGATATTACACCCCACCATTCCGAGGTAATTTTATAATGAACCATTCTATATTACCCCCGTCGTCGGCAGCGCGACGGGTGGCATGTCCGGGGTCTCGGGGATTAGAGGCTAATTACCCAGAAGACAAAGAATCAGAACATGCGAAGGAAGGTGAAGCCGCGCATTGGTTGGCGGCTGAATTTTTGAAAGCGTTAGTTGTTGATACTGGTAAACAGCCTGTAACAAAAATTGAGTCTTTAGCTCCAAACGGAGAATTCATTACGGAAGAAATGAACGAGGGAGCAAAACTTTATAGAGACGAAATAGAAAATTGCATTGAATCTTTAACAATCGATTCTTCTTTACATATAGAAGAAAAAATCGAAATGCCGAACATCCATCCCGATTCATGGGGTACACCCGATTGTTGGCTGGTTAGCGGCATTAACATTTATCTATGGGATTACAAATTCGGCCACGGTTTCGTTGAGGTCTTCGAAAACTGGCAGTTGATAGCTTATGCGGCTGGTATCCTAAAGAAAATAGAAGCGAACGGCATTGATGATCGAATCTTAAAAATCCACATGACAATCGTACAACCCCGCAGTTTTCACCGTGACGGGCCGATACGAACTTGGTCTGTGACAGCCAGCGATTTACGACCGTATTTTAATATTCTTTCTGGTAAAGAATTTGAATCAATGCAACCTTCCGCCCCTTGCAATCCTAGTCCTGAATGTTCGTATTGTAGCGCACGCCATGTTTGCCCTACGCTACAAGCTTCCGCATTAACTTCGGTTGATGTTAGTAAAACAAATGCCGCCAATGATTTAACTGACAATGCTTTAGGTTCCGAGCTTCGTTATTTGAAACGGGCGCACGATTTATTAGATGCTCGAATTACGGGATTAGAAGAACAAGCTATTGCCAGAATGAAATTCGGTAAACGAATACCTTTTTATCGTTTAGAACAATCAACCGGCCGCGCCCGCTGGAAACAATCGGATGAAGAAGTCATCGTATTCGGTCAGTTATGCGACGTGGATTTAGCGAAGCCGCCGGCAGCTATCACCCCCAACCAAGCGGAAAAAAAAGGTATGTCACCCGACATTATTAAACAAATGACTGAGGTTCCGAAAGGTTCAATGAAACTTGTTGAGGATAATGCACGTAAATTATTTAAGGGGAAAACATGACATTTGAGGAATGGTTAGTTACGCAAAAAAATCGAAACGATCCTATAGGTGATTTGGCTAAAGATTTCGATTTTACTAGAAATAAGAAATGTGATGAAAAACACTTAGGCCGATGGGAAGCTTGCAAAGAAGCTTATGATGCTTTGAAAGAAGCCAGAAAAGAATATCGAGATGCTGAACGCAAGCGTTTAGAAAGCAAGTGACAGATTCGTTACTAAGGATACACTATCGTGCCAATATTTAAAATAATAGTTGAAGAAGACCTTGACTGTTTTGAAGAATCAGTTAATGAACATATCGCTAATGGTTGGCGTTTATTAAGTGACTTTAAGATAGTTCAAGAGAAAAAAGGTAATAATGCAACTGGATATATCGTTAATGTCTATTACCAATCCATGTTAAAAATAGATGAAATAATTAATTGACGAACTCGTTACTAATGAATAAAATCATTGTTCATAACCCACAAGGAGAAATACCAAATGAGTCAAAAAGAAAGTTTATTGACACCCGTAGGACGGTTGGTGCAAGGCTCGTTATACGAACCCCAAACTACTGACGCCGAAAATAAACCGTTAACAATCAGAACCGGCCCGCAAGCTGGGCAGCCAAGAGTTGACTATTTTTTCTCTTTAGCAATTCCGAAAGGCTCTGAGAAACATTGGGCTGAAACTTCTTGGGGTCAAAAAATATGGGCGGCTGGTCATTCTGGTTTTCCGAACGGCCAAGCTAGCGCACCTACTTTCGCTTGGAAGGTTACAGACGGCGACAGCCAAATACCGAATCGCGTCGGCAAGAAACCGTGCGACCGTGAAGGATATAGAGGACATTGGGTATTGAATTTCTCTAGCGGTTTCGCTCCTCAAATCGTTAACGAAACAGGTTCGGCATATTTACTTGAGAAAGACTACGTTAATTTAGGTGATTATATCCAAGTTGCCGGAACGGTTACAGATAACGGTTCTCAACAACAACCGGGCGTTTTCCTAAATCACAGCCATGTAGCGTTTGTAAGATATGGTAAACGTATCGTTATCGGTATTGACCCTAAGTCTATAGGTTTCGGAGTTGGCACCGTTATCCCAGTGGATGGTAGTTTAACCCCAACATCTCAAGGGTTTACGCCACCGCCGGCAGTTGCATCCGCTACCATTGCTTATACCCCGCCAGTTACAACACCTCCGGCTATATCACCCTCCCCTGTATTACATACCGCTCCCGCACCATACCCCGGTATTCTTACTCCACCTAGTACGCCGCCCGCTGCGCCAGTTGCGCCACAGCGCGTAATGTTGCCTCCCGCAAACGGCGCAAGCTATGAGCAAATGATTGCCAATGGTTGGAACGACCAGTTACTTATTCAGCATGGCATGATGCAAGCATAAAAACAGTAGCCCCTTGAATGGGGCTTTATAAGAAAATAAACATATGATGAGTATTAGTGATTCACAGTGTTGTAACTTTTGCTTAACGAAACTAAGTAAATATGAACAATTTTATGCTGACCCTAAGCGTATGCCGGATTTACTATTCTGTAGCATGAAGTGTTTATCGAAGAAACTTAGAGAAATCCATTTAAGTAAAGTACGTAAATTGACGACCAAGCAAAGTAAATTTTTACAAAGGTATTTAGAAACACACGATAGGTAAGCTTCGTATATGGAAGCCTACGGAAGCGAAGGAAGAGAAGAAGATCAAATAAAAATATCGTCCTATAAAATGGAAAGATCAATTTTAGAAATTATAAAAGAAACTTTGGATTTTAAAGACCCTTCTTTTGATAGACAGTATGTCACTCGATTTAGTCCTAAAGATAGACAGAAAATAGAAGATGAAGTCGAAGAAATGTCGTTGAAGATTCGTAAAAGTTTGGAGATAGAGAGAAAATGGGATCATCATGAGTATATGTGTATGCAAGCATTAGCAATGACTGTTTCCAATATGACAGATGAATTTTCTCAAAATACCGGTGAGAAATTTATGCCAACGATAGAGAAGAAACGGCTATTAATGGTCTTCAATAGTTTCCTTGAGAAAATGTTAAACCTCGATAAAAAGAGTAAAAAAGAAATAAACCCCTATTACGATATTCTATAAAAGGTAACAAAAATGACGGTATTTGAATGTTTTTCAGTTTCAGCATTAGCACTTTCAGTTATTAATTTTTTACTTATGCTACCGTCATTTTTGGAACAAAAACGTCATAAAAAGCTACGTAATGAAATGAAACGACGTTGTGCCGAAGAAGATAGAAAACACCATTTGGGAACAAATGACAGACTGTAATAAAAAGGATTTATAAATGATACCTCCTCCAAAATTAGAAAATTTACCTGCCGGAACGCAATTGATTGCTGGCCTCAGTAAATCCACGATTCTTGCTGATTTGGATTTCGAGACGTATAGTCCAGCGGGTTTCGTTTGGAGGTACGATCAACAAAAATTCGTAACACTGCACGGGGCCAACAAGAAAGGTTTGTTTGCGGTTGGCACTGCCCGATACGTAGAACATCCCCAAGCCGAAGTGTTGTCTATGGCTTACGATTTAAAAGACGGAAAAGGTCGGCGGCTTTGGATCCCCGGGCAAGCACCGCCGCTCGATCTATTCATCCATGTAAACCAAGGTTATTTACTTGAAGCTTGGAACTGCGCGTTTGAGCATTGGGTGTGGACTAAAATATGCGTTCCTAAATACTTCTTTCCTCCCATTCATCAAATGCAACTTAGAGATGCAATGGCAAAATCTCGGGCGTTTGGTCTTCCGGGTAGTTTAGAGGCGGCCGGTAACGTATTAAATATTTCAGCTAAAAAAGACAAAGATGGTAAACGGTTATTAGATAAATTCAGCATCCCCCGCAATCCGACAATTAAAGATAAACGGTTACGAATCAAACCCACCGACCCGGATGCTCAACAAGACGCCCTCGCACTGTACGCTTACAACCTTCGTGATATAGAAGCCGAAGCCGAGATATCGAGTCTCGTTCCCGATCTTACGCCGGGGGAATTAGAGTTCTGGTTATACGATCAACGAATCAATTTCCGTGGGGTTCGAGTCGATAAGAAAGGTGTAGAAAACTGTATTAAGGTTCTTGAAGAAGCATACGAAAAATATAATAAAACACTTCATTCTCTCACGGGAGGTGCAGTCACTTCCGCAACTGAGATACAAAAATTAACGGTTTGGTTAGCACAGAACGGAATTGAAACTCAATCCCTAGACGCCGAATCAATCGACCATTTATTAAGTCTTGAAACACTTCCCGAAAATGTTAGACGTGTATTGGAAATCCGTTCGTTAATCGGTTCGGCAGCCGTAAAGAAAGTTTACGCCATGTTAAACCAAATGACCTCAGAGGAAAGATTGCATGACCTTTTCATTTACCATTCTGCTCGTACTGGTCGCGCCGCTGGCGCTGGGCCACAACCACAGAACCTACCGAATAGTGGGCCTGAGGTTTCTATCTGCACTAATGCTACTTGTGGCCTTCATTTTAATAAGCAATTACATACTTGTCCGTGGTGCGGTGCTTACAGTATACGAAATCATATTGAATGGAATCCTAAAGCTGTTGAGGATGCGTTTAAGACGGTAAACAGTGGCAACCTAGATTGTGTTGAGTATTTCTGGGGTAATGCCATAGCAACCGTTTCAGGTTGTCTCAGGGGGCTTTTTATCGCTTCTCCAAGACATGATCTACTATGTTCTGATTATAGTGCGATTGAAGCTGTCGTATTAGCCGCCCTCGCTGGCGAAGAATGGCGCATGGAAGTCTTTCGTACTCACGGTAAAATTTACGAAATGTCAGCTTCCAAAATAACCGGTATTGAATTTAATGAATTTCTTTTACATAAATCCACAACGGGGCAACACCACCCTATGCGTAAGAAAGTCGGTAAGGTGGCCGAGCTTGCCTCAGGTTATCAAGGATGGATCGGAGCATGGAAGCAATTCGGGGCTGACGAATTCTTTTCTGACGACGAGATCAAGAAAGCAATTTTAGCTTGGCGGGAAGCAAGCCCCGCGATAGTCGAAATGTGGGGTGGACAACAGAAAAGATGGCAACCTTGTTTTCACGGTTTAGAAGGTGCGGCAGTTTCGGCAGTATTAAGCCCCGGCACTAAATTTAGCTATCGGGCTATATCCTACTTAATGTCAGGCGATGTATTATATTGTCAGTTACCTTCGGAACGCTATATTGCCTATCATCGACCGCGATTAACGCCAAGTGATCGTCGAGAAGGTACGTTATCTTTGAGTTTTGAAGGATGGAATACCAACCCGAAACAAGGCCCAATGGGGTGGACTCGTATGTTTACTTATGGTGGTAAACTGACTGAGAATGTTGTACAAGCCGTTTCCCGCGATATCCTCGCTAATGCCATTATTAATCTCGAAAAAGCAAACTACCCCGTAGTTTTACATATTCACGACGAAATCGTTTCTGAAATTCCAGAAAACTACGGTTCAATTAAAGAGTTTGAAGAAATAATGTCAAACTTGCCCGCATGGGCAGCCGGTTGGCCAGTTAAAGCAAATGGCGGTTGGCGTGGAAAAAGGTACGCAAAATAATGAAATCACTAAAACGGTTAGGAAAATTTATAATTTATATGTTCTTGGTTCTTATCGGGGTCTCTGTTTATATATTTATCTATCCACCAAAAGATGAACCGATCAATATGGATTCTTCGGCAAACGGGGCTTGTCAAATAGCGGTGAAACGATTAGATAACGACCCTAGCTCATTAGAATTTTTTCACTCGCGAACGACAGAAATCGTTAAACGTAAAGATGGTATTTGGGTCGTTACAATCCAATTCCGTGGCCGCAACGGATTTAATGCAACGATACTTTCTCAAGCCACTTGTTATCTCAGACATGACGGTGATTTATGGCATATTCTTAATGTTAGGTAGTTGACAAACTATAGTTAATTAACTACATTATTATTTGGTTTTCTTACTCATGGAGTGATTAAGATGGATCATTTTAGAATGGTGTTATGCAACGAAACTGGCACAGTAGAAATATCTCGGGGTACGAAGCAAGAGTTAATGGAATCTCTTAAAAACAGGAAAGATTTAGCCCTAATTTTCATTAGAATAGCAACCAATACCGGCCATGATGCTGGTTTAAAGAAGGTGGGAGAGAAACAAATAACATGGAATTTATAAGAAAGATAATCTGCCGTTTCAAAGGCCATCGTTGGTTTGAGCTTTCAAAATATACGGTAACTGAGGTTGATAGGCCTTGGTCATTAATAAAAGACCCTTATAGCATTTACAGTAATAGATTTAAGTGTGATAGATGTAAAATCGAAACCAATCGAAAATTTGCAGTTTTTTAATGTTAAAACCCGTTAAACCGGGCTTCTGTTTTTGACGACGTATTCTGTCATCATATCGATTAAAATATCCGTCATAGTAGTTTTATTTTTGATGGCGGTTATTTTAAACTCCTCAAATAAATCGGCAGGAATCAACGAATTTAAAAGTTTCGTCGGCCTCGGATTTGAAATGTCATTCTGCATTTTTTCCATTCGTTTGTTACTATTAAATGGTTTGGCTTTTAATGTCATAATTTAAACCCTTCTAATTTCATTAATTCTTTTACTTCCCAAGCTAAAGCCATTATTTCTCTTTTAGCTTCGCAATCTGAATCTAAAACAGTCTTACCGGTTGACGCACTTGAAGCATAAATTACTCTTTGCGATGTTCCGTTATTCAATACTGGTAAGTTGTATTCTTCTAAAGCGTCTCTAACTTCACGCCCTAAAATAGTATTAATAATTTTTCGACTGATCACAAATGCTGCTTGGGGTTTGCCATCGGTTATTTCTCGTCGTTGACGGATTAGCTCAACTAAATCACTACTCGCCCACACGTCGTATGGACTCGGTTGTACTGGAATTAAAACGATGTCAGAACATAGTATTGCACGTGTCGCCATGCTAGATAGGTGTGGTGCGCCATCGATGAAAACTACATCATATTGTTTTCTAAAACGCATAATATCTTTATCTAAGGTAGGTCGGTCTAACCCTATTACATCTAGGGTTTCCCCTTCGTTATTCGTGTGCCAATCTCTAGCCGAACCTTGCGGGTCTGAATCAACTAAAAGAACTTTATAGCCCATTGATTTAAACGCTGACGCTAGATTAACCGTAATTGTTGTTTTTCCTACTCCGCCCTTTTGATTAAGCATCGATATTATCATATACTTATTTCCTTAAATAAAGATATAAGTATATACTTAAATACTTATTTTATCGAGAATTTTCTATTAATTTTCTTACGGCGACATTCCAGCCGCGAAAGTCAACGGCAGTTGAAACCCACGATTTCATAACCTCCGCCGGCATAGAATCGTCGGTAATTCGGTTTGTGGCCGGTATCGGGTCTGGCGGTAGTTCAATATGTGGAGGTGCGTACACGACCGGTGTTGGTTTTTGTGTAGCACAACCGACTAATATCATGACCGCTATAGACATCATGATTGAGTTGATACTTTTAGACATTAAGATAAACCTCAGATAAAGAAATAAGTATATACTTATCTACTTATCGAGGCAAACCGTTTGGCTTGGTCTCGACCGAACTTGATAGCCGATTCGCAATCGGGCGGTATTTTCGTATCCATGATTTCTTTCGATCTATCCTGTACGTGTCGCATTTCCTCTAAGGATTGCTGACGTGCAATTTCGAATCGTTGGGTCATTGCGGTCGCTTCTTTCTTCATAGCTTCAACTTGGGATTGGTATGTTTCCATCCGATATTGGTAAGTTACAGCGATATCACGGTAATACCAAATCAATATAGAAAACCCTAAAACTAGGGTTGCTAGAATGGAATTTAGTATTGTCATATACGAATCCTTGGTCTGTGCTTAAAATAGCAAAGTTGGTATAGAAAAAATAAGAAAGGAACCCCGAAAGCAACATGATATGCGATCATTTTAAAAGTCATTTAGGTTGCGCCAATTTAAAGTTAATCCCAAAACCTACGGCCATTGTTCCTATTCCTCCCGCAAAATCCATAGCCGACCAAGAATGGCGAGAAAAAACAACATCTAAAATTGCTAAGAGAAAATAGATAGTAAAACTTAATAAGCATAGAACTCTTGCTACATCATAATTTTCATTATTAATATCGGTTAACATATCTTTTACAAACTTACTCATCACGTTAACGTCCTTTTTAACCAAGATGTTAGATTGGTTGATTGCGACTTATTGTCTACTACTCGTTGTAAATAATGCCCCATTCGTTCGACTCGAATAGCGTCTAATAACGGGATTGACTCCACGAGGTTGATTGCTTTCAGAGTTTCACTTCCCATAACTCCGTCGATTTCGACTTTAACCAAACGGCAAACCGCTCTTTGAACGCATTTTGCGGCTTTGGCACTATCCATATTAAAGAACATATCGAATACTTGATTTGCGATAGATTGATTTTCTATTTCGCCTATACGAAATGTATTCCAGAAATCCACTTTATAAATTTCTAGTGCTTGAAGTTGAGTTAATGTTCGAATGTTTAAATGGGGATACTGTCTTTTAGAAATACCAAAATTAGTTTCGCCTCCCAAATCGTTAGACGAATTACCATAGCCGCCCTCGGCGGCCATAGTTAATTTTGCTGAAATCTCAAATATTGACATAGCTTAATACTTGATACATTTCAAAGTTACACCGGAAGGTGGAATATTCTTACCGGTTGGCGACGCATCACCTGAATTATCAGTGTTTACGGCGACATCGGTGGAACCCGCGGCGTCGGCGGCAGGTACGCCATGCGTAGCGCCTGTATCGGATCGGTAATGTACAGTATGTGAATGTTGTACAAGCGTAGGGTCTTCGGAACCACCATAACTACCAACAGTATTACCGATAATTGGAGAAGCTGTACCGCCCGCTCCCATTGCAACACTTCGGGTAAAGTCTGGTAAATCAAAAGTAGTAGAACCATCACCCGGCCCCCATGTCGTGCCGATCACTGCGAATAGTTTAGCGTAGGTTGTTCGACTTACTGCACCGGCTGTACCCTCTGTACCATCGCATTTTAAATAACCGGCTGGCTTAGTTGTTCCGCAAAAATCAATCATTGTACCGGCTGGAACTTGTTCGGAGTCTGGGTCTAACCAGCGCCAATTAGTTGTATTCGTAGGGAGCGTGGAATTGCTATCAACCAAGGATTGATATAATTTATAATCGGTTCCAACACCACTGCTGTCATAACGAACAATCGCATACTTAGAATACGGGAAGGCTACGCCGCCATTATCGGCCGTTGTAATAAATTCCGGTACGCCGTGTTGCTGATATTGCTGAATATTGGTCGTAATGTCGTACATCAACTGATTGGTTTGCGACCGTGGAACTGGTTTTGATGTTGGATCAGTAGCTAAATTCTTTTGATAATCGAGACCCCAACCGGACGCATAACTAACGCTTCCGCTTACCTGCACTGCGTCAGGAATAGCGGTTTTGTCTCCCGATGTTGCAAAAGGATTTAAAAAATATTTAACCATGTTAGCCCCCTAAAGAAATTCAGGAATAAAATCGCTATTCTCAAAGTTGTTGTTGATATTAATGTAATTTGGGAATGCTCCATCGATCTCGTTAAAACCCCAAATTTCGCCAGTTAATATTATGTATTTAACTTTAACACCTGCCGGCCTCGGTAACACATCATAATATTGAAAAATATAACGGAAAGCTTGAGACAAATTAAAATTAAATACATACGTAATAGTCATGTCCAAACCATCTAATACGTAGGCTATCCCATAAGCCGGATACATTTTCGGATATGACGCAAATAAAACACTTAAGAATTCATTCGTATCGGGTGTAGCCCCACGGGATACCAATTGATAATATCGTAATCGTAATAATAATCGTTGTTCTTCAATCGTTAAAGTAACGACACTATGGCGAGTCGTGAAATTACCATTTTGAAAGTTTTGATAGCTGTTTATATACGTTGGGAATGACCCATCAATTTCATTAAAACCCCATATCGGTTTTCCCATTGGATCGGGGGTAAATTCCACAAACAACGGAATATTGAGAATGTAAGACCATACCGCTAAACCGAATAAATTGGCGGTTCGTAAATCGAATACATTAACGTACCAGTCTTCCCAAAACTGTTGTTGATCAACCGAATACCAAAAGTTTTTTTGCGATAACAAAAGTTGTAATCGCGCCGCCTCGTTATACTGCCATAACAAGGCTTGCATTAGATTAACTGAATAATCGAACTCTTGTATTTTCATTAAGTAATCACCACCGTAATTGAACCAGCGTCTACAGTAGCTATTTTATTTATAGCGACTGCAATCTCTGCATTACTGTAAACCGGCGTTACTAAATTGGTCGCCGTTTCCATATTATGTACAAATATTCCCGGATATAAAGCCGTGACTGCACCGGCTAATTCAAAGCATGAAACAGGGTTGCCGACAATCAATCCGGGTTCACCACTGATTTCGCCAGCGGCATATTTTAAAATAGCATCAACTACCGCTGATTGCGGATCTTCGATAGAAACATCTGCGCTAACGGTTGCTCTTACTAAAAACGGAATAGGCGTAGGGCGATCAAATTTTACTGGGTAGGTTTGCATACTGAATGGTTCGTACACGTCAATAACTGTTGAACCATTGTAATTACAACCTCCACTTTTCTTGCTCAATATGGCGGTCGCCACCTCTTCATCATCACCCCCATTCACGCATAAATAAATGGAATGTGGAAGTAAAGTAATCGTATCTATGATTATATTTGAATCAGTATAATTTTCTCTAAAGGATAAACTCGTAACGCCCTCGACTTCATATACGGCCGAGATAATAGCTTCCGGTAGGGATGACCCTTGCGAAGCTAGGGTTACTTTTCGTAAAGCCCGTGCAGAAGCATCCGATTGTTCAGCCGTGCCGGGCGTGCCTATGGCTGGATTTGAAACAGTTTCCCAACCCAGAACGGCCGTCACGATTTGAGTTAAAGTGGCAATCGCGACCGTGGTTGCTCCCGGTAATAAAGCCCTAAATACAACTGAGGCTGTACCTCCGGTTAAAGTAACGGTACTTAATGATTCAAAAATCGCGTTATTAACGGTATCTCTAGCTTGAGACCCGATAGGTACTATCGTGCCAGCTACGCCGGTTAAAGTTGCCGTAACGGTCGTATGTACTGCGGGGTTTCTTTCAGCACCCGTTAGAGCCAATATGGCGTCGAGAAATACGCCCCCGGCAATATTAGGGTTAATTTGATTAGCTAAAGCCGCATTGTTTCTAACGACTATCGCACGTGCCAAAGCTTCGGCATTAATTAAAACCCCCTGTGGGGTTGATGGGTCTATCGATAAATCATCACCGAAAGCTAGTTTATACTCGCCTTGCACTTCCGAAAGGATATCGCCCGTATTCGGAACAATTACCCCGGTGTTGTTTATGTATAAGTAATCAGCCATTTATTGTACCTTCACCATAAATTGTGCGAATAACTGCGACATAGGTTAGTGCATCATCTACAATTGACGTTCTAAAAGAAACGACTTCTATCACTCCGTCAATTTGCAATAGTGCGCTTCTTACCGCCGATTCGAATTGAATTAAATTTGGTACTCCATTCCACACCACCTCAAAATACGGTATGCCTTGGTCGGTATTTAAAGCGACTTCGCCTAACCGTACCTTAACAATATGAGCGCAATTTTCGAGAACGGCTTGTATGCCATAGCTTATCGAAATATTCCCGTCGATACCTAGAAAAAGGTCGTTATCACTATTAACCGAAAATGTTTGAGTCATATTCTTCCTATGGCGGTATGTGCGGCGTAATATCGCCGGACGCTGTAATATTACCAGAGACGTGCATTTGCCCCGTCATATTAAAATCACCAGTAACTTGGAATCCGCTACCGCCAGTTACGGTTATGCCCCCCGTGGCCGCTAAAGGCCCAACAACTTCAAGACCGGTTGGCGCGGTTATTCTAACTCTATCAGTCAATATCCCAATCCGTACCGTACCGTCTAAATTCTGGATGACCATTAATTCATTGTCGTCAACGATAGTATAGTTCGTCATAACGTGCGGAATAAACAAGCTATCAGAAAAATTATTCTTTCGATTTGTATTAGGTTTCGATTCACCATAGGACTGTAAAAATAATGATATGTCGCGATCGTTTGCCAATATCCACCCTAAGTCACCGGGTATTATTTTAAAATTTATAAGTATTCCGCCTCCCCCTAAGTTAAGAACCGGAACGCTGGCAATGGGGGCGCGAGATATTTGGGAATTATCCGTGGTTAAAACTGCAATCATTGGTTGCACTTGTGCGCGGTTAGTCGTTCTATCGTAAGAAATCACCCTAGCCGGTAGCATCCCATTTACGTCTTGTAGCATTTTATTTAGGATGAAACGGAACGCGCCGGTAAGACTGTCTTCATCGGCTGGATCAATTGAAGGTGTATTGCCGCCACTATTCATAGTCTTCGTAATCCTTCGGCAACATAATAAAAAGGTGTGTCACGATTGGCTATTTCAAAACCGAGTTTGTAAATGACATAATTACCATTGGCCGCAGGATAAACCGAACTAATAATTTGCATCCCGCCGCCTAAAGCTGTTCTATTATCTAATAGAAATTTAACCTTAACTCCGCGTTCGGTTATCTCTGGAATACCAATCATGCCGGTTTCAGAACTTAGCACGCGGGTAGTATTACTTAATGGTAGCCCCATCGTTTTTAGAACGAGGGTTGCATTATCCACATACGCATTAATATTTCCCACCGACGCTAAGTGATCAACTTGTTTAAGTGCTGCGCCCGTGTACGAGTAATTAGCAATATTTTTATCTGTTGTCTGAAAAATTAAACTGGTATTTAAGTCGGTAGCCACCCTATTCGCTATAACTGAAAGTGGTACTGAACCAGCCATACCATTAGATACCATACGCCCTTTGTAAAAATTGCCAGTTAAGCATTTCATCGTCACCCCAATGTCGGGGGGCTGGGAGGGTTTAGAGCTAACAACATTACCGCTGTAAATAAGAGATACTCCATAACTTACCCTCCCAGCTTCAAGTCGTATAATTTTAGGTGTTCTATTAAAATTATAGGGCGAAGTTTCAGTTAGAATATAGTCTTGTGTTCTTCTATCTAAATTGTATATGGTAATCTCGGCTTCATTCTGATTTGGATTAGCGAATTTTGTACCGTTCGCGGATATAGCAAGGCCGTCATAGGTTTTGATTTGCCCATTGACTTCGATACTTAATCTAACTATCCGTGGGTCAAGTTCCTGCACGTATTGATCCTAGTTCAGGTTCGGAAGCATAAATTAATGTTTGTGAAATTCCGAATTTTGTCCAATCCGGTAAATCATCATCTAAGGTACTTATAATAAAATTGCCTGATTCCATATAAAAATAAGGAATAATCGGAAATTGAGCAACTAATCTCACGTTACTAAGCAAAGTAATATTATTTCTAACGAGAGTAGCGCACATGCAACCATTAGTTTCTTTAATAGTAATGTTGTATAAATTGTCATCTAACCGTAATGAAAACGATTGATTAGGAACGGTCGCGAGCGCTATTTCCATCATGATGCTTTCCTCGCAACAAAATGACCAATTTGGTCTAAATAGGTCGAACTCCCCGTAGCCGTTTTCGGTTGTAAATTTCCTCGGTCAACCGTCGTTGAGTTCGATGGGTTACGAGGCTTAACATTAAATTGAGGTGTTACGAACTGTACTTGTTTTAAGTTAACCGCCATCGTTAGAGTATCGAATTGCTCCGGGTCTTCCTCGTGCGGCATAGAAGCGATTAATTGATTCTGGTATGTTCCCGAACGGGTTTGAACCACCAATAAAGTAGCATTCAAAAAGTATTGTTTAATCGCTCGATAAGTATCGATATAATCTTCTGATTGAAGAATAAAGGATAATTCAATTTCAATCGGTAATATGATTCGATGGTCTGTAATAATAGCCCCGGTTTCCACGGGATGTTCCATTACTTTTGCATCTTCCTTAACGACGGCTTTTAGCGCCCGCGCGCGAGGAAAAACTTGACGGAAATTCTGGTCGAATACCGCAACTGTGTCTACCGCGGCATGTGGAATTAAGGTGTCAAAAATAGTTGGCATTAGGCTAACACTCCGTCGTCAAATGTTCCTGTCGCCTGTCGTAACTGGTCTCTTAATCCACGGGCTAAAGCCCCGCTAACTTCTTCACCGTTGGTAGCTTGTGTGTTTATTGTAATCGGCCCGGTGTTAATTGACGTACTTTTCGTATTACCGCCATTAAGGATGCTATTAGAAGTTTGCGAACCTAATGGGTTGTTATCAACTTCATTCATCATAGCGGGTATGGTTCCGAAAAATGGGTGAGCATCTTTCCATTTTTGAGAGAACAAACTACCCACTTTCTCTATGGCAGCAAACAGGAATTTAAAAGATTCAATTACTGAATTAATAGTATCCCTAATTCCTTGAAAAACAGTTTTGAATACTTCTCCAACAATAGGCCATCTTTTTATTAAATGACCAATGGCTGATTCATTACCATTAACAAAAGCAACGATATCTTCAAATAGTAAAGCGAAAGCCGCGATAGCAACCGCAATAGCAATGCCTATCCCTATGACAACGGCATTAGCTGCAATCAATGGCGCGGTAAAAAATAAAATCGCCGCACCCATGCCGATGAATGCCCCTATGATAAAATTGGCGTGCTTTTGTAAAGATTTAGCAACCTCGGTAAAACCGTCTACGATTTTCCCCAAGATAGGTAAAACTATACTTCCGACTTGAACCCACATCATGCGAAATGCGAAAGTCATGTCTGTCCATTTATCATTAAACTCGCCGGCGATTTCGGCATCTCGTTGGGTTACGGTTCCTAGTTCTTTCTGACGATTAATGACGGCTTCAACTTCTCGGCGTCCTTGTTGCAAAAGCATGATAGTTGCTTGATCTAATCCAATGCTTTGACCGAATCGCATACTACGATCCGCGCCTACTCTTTTAAATGAGTCAGCAAGCATAGGAAGCATTCGTATTGCATCTGAATTACGGATATTAAGATTTTTAGCTAAACTTTGAATAGAGGATTGAAACCCTTGCGCCGTACCGCCGTTCTTTTGAACTGCACGACCCCAAGCATCCAAAGTTTCTATATTGACATTTAAGGCTTTCGAAGTTTGATCTAAGCCTAAAGTGTATTTGTAGGCTTCTTTAATATTGCCAATCACAGCACCTACGGTGAGTAAAGCGGCCGCCGCACCGGCAATAGAGCGCCCCATACCAACGAATGATTCACCGACTCGATTTGCACCCGTATTAACTTTATCAAGAGATTTTGCTAGATCTTCCGTGGATTTTTTGGCTTCTTCTGCGCCTTTCTTTACTTCTTTAGAATCGCTCTTAAAAAGGATATAAAAGGTCTCTAAGATTGACATTATTTTCCCCTTCCTTTTTTAGAGTGTTCCATTGCCAAATGTTCGTTATACCTCGTTACCACGATAATTTCCCACATATCAAAAGCGTCTTCGAGACTATAGACGGTTTTTAATTCGTAGAGGGTGGCTTTTCCACTTGCGACAATCGCTCCGATAAACCCATCAACATTTTGGAAATCCACGTGGGGAGTTTCTGGGCGATATCGTCGAAGAAACGTGAGACTCGCCCGTTTTGAAAAAAAGAGCAATTATACTCCATAGTTGCAATTTCTATTTTAGCCAAAACTTCCCACGATTTAACATGGTTATCGACTAGAGTTCGATTCGATAATGGAAGGAGTGACCCATCAGGAAGAGTAACCGACACATAGCACATTAGTTTAAGCATTGTTTCTTGATTTACGGCATAATCCCCGAGTTTCGGCATTCCCGAAAGTGGATATTTCGCAACGATTTCCCGACCTGCAACGGCAGGAAATTTCGAAATTGTGTATCTCTTGCCGTCAATTTCAATTTCTTTTGGTTCTATCATGCCCCAGCCCCGATTTTATTCTCAAATGAAAATAAATACGCTTTCGATTTCAAACGACCGGCACTGGCAACTGCATTGCCCGGCATACCGTCAGTAATCACCCCTTTAGTTAAGGTAATAAAACGGTTGTCTGGGTACATCACCGTCATAGTAATAATATCTCGCGCTCCCGTTTTCCCACGGCCTACTCGATTAGCTTCAAAAATGAGAGCCATAATCGTATCGTCTTCACCCGCCGCAATGAGATTTAGAGTGGCCTTAATCGGGTTAGCTTTAGACCATGTAATTAAGTCACCATTTAAACCCATTGCAGAATCTGCAATTTGGATAGATGGAATATCCAAAGGGTCAGAATCATCCGCAAATTGCGTTAGATTAACCCCTATTGGCAAAGTATTAGAGGCTATTAAATTTACTCGTAATCCAAAGCCCGAAATGTCTACTGTCATGTGTCCGTACCTCTAAATTAGATTAGAACATGTGTGCCGTTAACTTTACGGATCACGTCATCTTTACTATATACCAAGATATAGTCAGCCACGTACTCGATTGTTTCACTGTCTGTAATAACCTGACGAATTACGCAATCAACCCAATACCCGATATTTTGCACTTGATACCAAGCGTTCACGTCATTTGTGATTTCAGAAATATAGAGTTTTTGAGTCGGAGTTAGTAACTTACCAACGCTAATCGTACCATTGTTTAATGCAGCATTAATAACAGCTTGAAGCGTGGTAAGAATCTGGCTGCGGCCTTGGACATTTGCAGACACTCTCGCCAGTGCTAACAACAAGGTCATGACCGCTGCGCCCGCTGCGTCTTTGAGCCATTGTTCATTTGCATAAGTGTTCATATCTGTTGGGGATGTAGGCAACCCCATTAAAACACCGCGTTGGTAAAAATCTAAGAACTGGCCGGCAGTTTGGGTACGACCGTAATAGTTTGCTCGCGCCGCGTCCATTATATCCGCAACCGCATCGGTAGAAACCCCGTAGGTTAAATCGAATATTTGAAACATGTAGTTTTGTACTGAGTTAGCCGCTAAATAATCCGTGGCCGCTAATATCATCATAGGAACCATTTCGGGATATTCGCCACTGACTTCGGATAAAGTAACTGCTAAACCGGAGTAAGCCACTAAAGCCGTAAAATAACTTGCGACATTGGCAGTAATGACAGGAACCATATATTGATACAGGATATTTTGTTCGGTATTCCACGCTCCGATCAAAGCGATTTGTTCAATAGTTAATGCGGGTTGAAATAAGAAAGAACCAAAATTATTCGATAAATTAGCCGATTGAGTTAGGGCAGCCGTAACGATTTCGGTTACTGCACCATTGGCAATAATCAAAGTGTTCGTTGCACTTAACGAACTGTCGTAAATCCAACCTAATTTTGATGCAATGTTAGTGCCGGTTGTTCCGATCTGAACGGAAATAACATTCGCGCCCGTTGCACCCCCAACGAAATCAAAACTTCCGCGAGTGGAATTCCACGTAACGGTTGCTAATCCCCATACGGCGTCAGTAAACGTCAGTGTTGGCGTGCCGGTTGCCGTAGCATTAGCACTAAGGGTAATTTGAGTACCGCTATCTACTGAAAGAATCGTCGTACTAGCCGGAATACCCGTGCCAGTAACAACCATTCCCGCAGTTAATCCCGTAGTACTCGCCATCGTGACAACAGCACTGCTACTCGTCGTAGATGAAGATTTTGTAGTTGTAACAACGGCTCTGATAGCTGTTTGTATAATACTTGCAACATCAGATAGGCTTGCCGCCGCCGAAAAATTCAAAGTCGTAAAGGAATTTTGAACTGCACCAATCGTCAATTTAAACGATCCTGCGGTAATCAATTGCCATGCTGCTAATGCTTGAGTTTGCACATTACCGTAAATACGCGGTGCAACATCGGCATTAACCCATCGGCTATAGCCGAGTTTCTTAGGACGAGTAATATTTTTACTGATCCAAGCGAAGTAAAATAAGGCTCTAGCGTATTCTTCACTAGCTAAACCGAAGTATGCACCAACCGCCGCCGAAGTCGTAAATTCTAACGTAACACCGCCGGGAGGAATCAAAGGATTAACTGAGAAAATACGTCCTATTAGTTCCCTTGGACTTACTACAGTACCCGCGCCCACTCCCGAGGTAATGTCTACATACCTAGATAAATCAATTGCCATATTTTATCCCTCAAATAATTAGACGCGATAAATATCAAATTCTACAGATTCTATCACCGGATCTGTACTTACTCTAGTTTGTCTATGAGTTAATGTAAAATCAAAAGACGGGAATGCTTCAAATTTATCGTAGTCGTCTTTAAAGTAAGGATTTCTAACCTCCATTACTCTAAGAATGCCTACGCTAGAGGCAGCTAGAGTTTCCCTTGTCGAATCGCTTTGCATTATGGCGGCTACTTCGTTTACTAAATCCGAAGCCGTGTATTGATATGGCGTATTCGGGTTCTGCATCACCATTGCGCTAATCTGAAATGATGTTTCGTACATTTGGTCTTCGGTATGCGTCATAATTTCGGCATCTTCATTCCACGTGCTATCTCGACGTAGGAAACCGTACCGTTTATCGAACAACTTATAAAAATAAACCGTTGGATTAGTGTTCGCACCTTGTAACGTTGGTTGATTGGATTGCTTAACTGTAACACCCGTAAACCCATCGGCGACCAAACCTGCATTTATAATCGGCAGAAACAATCGTATAAGTTCATTATCTGTCATGTTCCCACCTCAAAATCACCATTATCGTAATTGAAATTACCGTTGCTTTGTAATGGCAATCCAAAACCGAAAACGGGTTGCGAAGTTTGTTCTTCAATCAGTACACATAGTACACCTTTCCAACCGTCTATATCATACCAATCGTTATTAGATTCGCATTGATATCGTAAACTATTAAATACGATTTGATCGCCGGAAACATCCCGGCCCAAATCGATTAGATTGGCCGAAACATAGAAAGTAAAATACGATTTTTGAAGGTCTAAACCGAATTGATTATATAAATTTCGTGGTACTGGTTGAAAACTCCCTAATAGAGTAACACCAGAATCATAGCTCGTAACTTCTTGTCCTACATTGTTAAGGGCGCGCCCTAATGACCGATAATAAATAATCGTCTGTTTGGCAATCACGGTTAACGCCATATTTAAGACATTCGCGCCCGGTATCATTCATCTTCCACCGAATTAGTAAGCGTTGCCAACATGAAACCAGTATCAACTAACGGTTTCGTCAAATTACCTACGGTCGTTTTGTTAGACCGTTTACGTAGTCTAGCGTCAATCGTGGATTGTTTTAAAGGAGGATTTTGTATTGTTGATATCGTTCGTCTAACGTCACCCGCCGCTTTTAAGCCGATACCCTCCATAACCCTAGTCATATTAGAGTTACCTTTGGCAATAGCTTTTGCGCCGGTTTCAGCGAGTCGTTTCCAATCTTGTTGTTTGTTAGCTATTGTTATGCGCATGAACGGTCGCGGCGGGATGTTCTTAGGCGCATAGCCGTATTCTTGAATTGCAGCCACATATGCTGCCGTAACGCCGTTTTCATAAGCCGATCGGTCTAGCCAGCCAACCTTTCCGACTTTATTGCCTAAACCCTTGATCATGATTTCTAATTGTTTCTTACCGGGGCCGTCTACTCTTTTAACTGTCATTAAAAGATTCCTCCTACTTTGCGAAAAGCTGAAAGTTCGGGCAACCCTCCATAATATTCACCGCCCACCGATGCAACCTGCAATAACGCTAATAGTTGCTGGCCATAAGGAGTCAAACTTAACCACCATTGAAACTGAGTTTGCAAAGGCGGCGGTGTGAGAGAAACTGAAACTTTATCAACTGTAGCGGTCTGAACTAAACCCGGAACTTGGCCCGCAGCTATCAGAACCCCTAGTGCGGCCAAATGAGCCGTTAAAAGCGTTAATGCTCTATAACGACAAGCACCCTCAAGCATATAACATTCATACGTCGTGTTTTCAATAATACACGTCGCGCTATCCCAGTACATTTGCAATGTAGCGTCTGGGAAAGTCGTTTCGTTCGCGAATGCCGGAAACGAAACTCTGAATGCCGGTATGTCAAAAGTGAAAGTGGTACTCAATTAAACGTCATCCCGTTTTAATTTACCTGATTTACCGTCTTTACCTTTTTCAAAATCATCGGGAGTAAGTGGCCGAGACTTATCTTTCATATTCATATCTTTGGCAACTTTCTCGACTTTCTTCTCTTTATCTTCGATGGTGATATAGCCATTTTCCAAGTGCATCTTAAAAACATGGTTTTCCATCAAAGCTTTCAATTCGTCCGAAGTTACTTCGGTCATAACACCAAGTGGGGTTTGGATATTTCTAGCTTCCATTATCCCGGTGCCACCTTTAATATGCACGACACTTTCAACAAGAGCTAATTCTTTAGGATCGTTTTTCTTGTAGGTGGTATACGCTTGGGGCGCTGCTAAAGTGGAATAGATATAGTGACCCATTTTGTAATGTCCTCAATTGTAGTTAATAGGGCTATAAGTATAGCCCTATTCACGAGTTCGTCAATTAGATACCGGAGCGTCTAACTACAGCGAACGGACGTTTACACATAACACCAGCTGTCGCATTGGAATAATCTTCTTCATATCCTTTAGCTAATTGCTGAACGCCTAACAACATGAATTTTGTTGGTACGTTTTGTAAGAATACGCGACCGTCATCAGTTGACATGTCATCTACTCTTTCAGCATATAGATAGAATACGTTTGCACCACCGTTTGCGGCTGTTAACTGAGGAGCGGAAACCACGCGAATTAACGGGTAGTTTTCTTTCATCCAGTCACGAACAGATTCGCCGAAATCGGAAATTTGAGAGAGATAATCCACAGCAACAGTAGCAATCGCCAATGTCATTGGGGTTGTTTCTGGATCAATTGTATCTTGGGATTGAGCGCGTAAAGATGCGATCGCGGAACGAATATCTTTAGCGATTTCCAACATAGTTTTTGAAGACCAGAGTGGAGAACCAGACGCACCGTTAGGAACAGTTACGTAGGATGGCAAACCGGGATCATTCAAGAAACCATATGTACGATTTAAACCTGAGTTATAACCGAAGAAACCAACAGCATTACGAATGATTTCTAAAGCCAAAGCCGCAGATTCGCGCTTCATGGATGCAGTGTCTACACGCATACGAGCTGCACGTGCTTCTTCTTCACGTCCGACCATCATTCCTTCTTCAAAACGGATGTTGGTTCGACGTTCGAAATTTACGTTCCAGCTAGATAACGGTACGTTAGTGTAGTCGCCATATGGTTGCGAAGAACCGGTACGCTCCATTACACCTTGTACGATTTCTTCATCTTCCCAAGCGCCAGTTGTCGAAATACCAACGAGTTCGTCGATTTTTCGTGCCGCTGTGATGATGAATACAAAACCTGGTAACCAATTTTGCAAGAATTGAATGGGGGTGCCAATGCTTGCAGTTGTAACCGTAGGTTGCAACGCATCCATAGCATGACCCATGATTCGAGCTAGCATAGAAGAGTCCATCATGTTTTGAATGACGGATTCATCTCGGAACTGGATACCGATTTGTTTTAAAGCTTCATACTCCCTAGAATCAAACGCTTTGATAGGTTTGATATCACGGGGAGCTAAATAAGAATGTTCTCTACCGTTCATATTCCAAACTCCTTATGCTAATACTGGGATTACCCATGTTGGGTTGAGAGTAATAACCGCTAATCCTGCGCCAGAGACGGTAAAGAAACTAACTTTAGCTTGTGCGAAAGTTTTACCGACTGGAAGGTTAGCACCCGGGGCGATTGTGGTTAATGCACCAGTAGTGTTGTCGTAAACTACCAAATCCCCAATTGCTGCCGCTGCTGGCAATGTAACAACTAAATCACCCATTGTTACAAGATCGGCCTGCGCTTCGTTAGGTAAAACTAAGGTAGGTGTTAATGTACCGGTAGTCGTACCTTGAAGTGGGGCAACTTTTGGATTAGCTAGAATACCAGCAAAAGGATTCGTGCCACCCGCTGCCGCAATACCTTGTGAAGTGACGGTAAAAGCGGTAGCGCCAATAATGTTATATGCAGCTAAAGCCGATTCCAATATGAAAGACTGCGCTTTATGAGGAGCGTCAGTATACAATTCACCCGGAACGCCAAAACCTTGTTGTAAAGCTACTGTTGATTGAAAAGCCATTAGACAGCACCTCCATTTAAGTACGCGCTAATTTGGCTAGACGCTGGTTTGCTGTCTTGAACCACTACAACAGTATTAGCTTTCTTAGCCGCCAAAAATCCATTAAGCACCGCTTCTTCATGACCGGGCTTGCAAGATAGTTTTAATTTTTCGACACCATACTTAGCAACTTCGTCGAGTGTCTTATCTGCATGGTCAAATACGCCGATGTGATTTGACAATTGTTTCGCTAAAGCGTCACGTTGTGCAATTTCACGCATCAAGGTCTTTGTGCCTGCTGATCTTAATTCTTTAATATCGTTAGTTAAGGACTTAATCTTTTCGTCCATACCTTCGGATGGTTCTTCGGTTTCGTCTTCGTCTTTAGCTTCCGATTTGGACTCGTCGTCTTTCTTCTCGTCCTTATCTTCGTCTTCGGTTTTCGACATTCCCGCTTTGAGTTCTGCAACAGCTTCGGCGATAGCTTTCACCTGTGCTGCCAATGACTCAAGAGTTAACGCCTCACCTTCGTCTTTCGACTCTTTTTCCTTTTCATTCATTTCGTCTTTTGGCATCACTAGCCCCCTGCTGTCTAATGTGAATTTAAAATGATCCAAAACTGCTACATCTGGCCCCGCGCGACCCTCTGTTACGAGAGCTACATGATTGCCGCGAATGTTTCGCTGAATCGCATCATAACTTTGTCCATTATACGTTCCGTTTTCGATATCGTACAAGCATCGGTAGCCTATGGACAATTCTTTTTTACCATCTTCGATTCGTTGCGCCAATTTCTCAGAGAATACTTTTAAGTTACCTTTTAAATATCCATCCTCAAAATAGACATCCTCGCCGATGATTCCTTCTACACCTTTTCGTTCTGCTGGTACAAAACCGTCATCCTCAGAACCGAGCATGGTATGTTCGTCGATCCACGGTAGCAATTTAAAAGAATCTATGCAATCGGGATTACTTAGCTCTTCTTCTGGGCGATATACGTTGTACACTTTGTCTGGGTCTAAGTCTGGATGTATTTGTTTCCCAAAATACGGGAATACTCCAACTTTCGACAATGGATTACCTTTAATTTCTGCCCATCCGTTCAAATCAACCACTCGGGCGGAATTACTGTCTTTAGCTGCTTTACTATAGGCGATGGCTGCGGCTTGTTCACGCGAATAACCCGACCGAATTAATTCGGCGATGTTCTTAGAGATTGTGTTTTGACTAGAACCCTTTTTTAGCGGCATTGGTACTACTCCTTCGGTTCGCCGTCATCAAACTCGACCACTGGAACCATTGTACACTTGCAATTAATTGCTTGCCCGGGAATTCCTGTAACTGGCCCTTCGTACCCGGCGTCTACCTGTTCCTTGTTAATAACGGGTAGATTATCAAAACTATAAATGTTACCACTCATTGCTATATGACTTCTACGGGGATGTTGCCCACCCCCAGAGTGAACCCATTCAAACTGTTTAACACCAATTGCTTGCATTCGTTGCTTATTAATCGAATTGTACGCTTTTCGCGTCTGATCTAAAGCAATATTTCGCGCTCGTCGTTCGGTAATACCGTTATATTTCTGAATCTGTGGAATTAGGGTGAATAATCCAGCCCCCGTGGTAATGGATCGCATTACCGAACCCGTAACATCCGTAAAATACTGTGACGGAATAGACTTAATCAAAGCGACGTTTTCAGCCACGATGGCGTTAGAAACTTCCTCCATGCCCTTCGGGATAACGCCGGTTTTCAATGATAAACCGCCGCTTAGTTGTTTAAGGCTGGTATGTAAATTCGATTTACTTACTTGTTGCGCCCCATTAACCATTGTTTCTGACATGGGCTTCGCTTTCAACGAAAACAAGGCTTCAAACTTAGCCATCAAAGCGTTCATAACTTTTTTCGCTTTACTTGTTATGTTAGCATCTGTCGCCGCCTGCTTTTGTTGAGCAATATATTCTTTTGAGGTTTCGCTTTTAAAGAGTTCGGCGATTTGGTCTTTCGTTTCTTTTGACATCTGCCTAACGAGAGTCAATATCGCCTTCTGATATTTCGCTTGTTGGGCGGCGTTATAATTAAGCTGAGTACCACGAAAGGTCACATTGCGACCCTTCGCCCACTTTTGTTTTTGTTTTGTTACCGGCGGATTACTCATCAAGAGGGTTACTCAAGATTTCCTCTTGTGGCATTTCGTTATCCAAACCCGTATAGCCACTTTCAGGATCGTTAATAATTCGGTTTCGTTCGTCTTGTCCATCAATAGCGCCAGACGACATTAATACTTGTCCGGTATCAGCTTTCAGTTTATTGAGTTCCGCTAATTCCTTACCTGTCATAGCGTCTAATGGATTCCAAGTGATTGTCGTTGAAAACGGTTGCAAGTTGAACATCGGCGCAATCTCAGAACGAATCAAAAGTAAATGGTGACGTTCCACTAAAGGAGTTAAACCGTGTGCCTGTAGGCTTTCTAACATTTCGTGGTAGTTCGATTCTTCAAACTCACCGGTAGTATTGAAACCCTTTGGCGACGTACCTAACAATTTAACCGATGGTACATTACAAGCTGCCGCAACGATCTGATACTGAGTCATAATGACCGCATCTAAATCAGCTAAGCCCGTATCGAACTGTTGCATATCTTCTTGCAAACCGATCGCTTTGACACCGAAGTTATCTCGTCCGTAAACAAATCTATCCATACGTTTCTTAAAACCACCTTCTTTCGCGGCGGCTGCACTCAAATCAACTTTAAGCACGTCAAGACGTTTAGTCATGGCAAGCATAGGGGCTTCATTCGCGGTGCGTTCGGCAGCATAGACCCTTTCATATACTTTCTGTGGAATTGGAATACCGCCGTAAATATAAGTTGGTTTCAAGATATCCGGCACTTCCTCGGTTCGATAGATAACTAAATGGGTACGATGGATACGACGGCCATTAATACGCCACCAAGTTGGCTCATAGAAATACTTCGATGCTGGATTACCTGCGGCCTCGGCATCTAATTCGGGAGTCATCCAATAAGGATCAACCTGTGAAATTCCACGATAACTACCGGGCGTTACGCCGTCTGGATTGAATGGCTTAAAGTAATAATCGTCTGGGTCGGGTACATCAACTTCAAACATAGCAATGCGGATACCAAACACACGGCCCATTTGGATTAACTGAACCATATTCTGATTAATTCGAAAACGCTCGTCAGCCTTACGCATTTCGTCTAATACTTCGGGTGGCACCTCTGTACCGTCATTAACTGTAATGTCATACCCATTACGTACAGCGTCTTCCGCTGGCATTAAACAGCATTTAGCTACTAACCAATGCTGAGCCATAATTGCTGCCGTTTGATAGCCTATAAAACCTTGAGAGGCATACCATGACGCCTGCGCGGGCGCAACGGTATATCCCCATTGAAAACCAAATTTCTGACCTAAACCAGCGTCCATCGCAACACCAGTACCCACCGCATTTTCTTTATAGAGAGTGGGTGGTACTTGGATGCTTTTTTCTAATGACTTAGCGAGCATTTGAGACACGTTGCCCATTGGCATATCATCAGTTGAGAAAGTAGACCACCGTTCCTCTTTGGGTTGCTCCACGGGCAATTCTTTGCGCTTAAACCAGTTTTTAATATTCATCACTTGAAAATCCCCATTGTGGTTCCTTGACTTTCGCAAAAGCTATCATAACGGCATCAGCCATATTAGGCGAGCGCGTTCCCTCGGGTGCTTTAACTATTATAATTTTACCTACGTCATTTTGGCGATATTGGGGTTGAGATAATTCTACAATTAATCGACGATATTCGGGCAAACTACTCGGAATAGAAATGATTTCGTCCGGGTCATAGGGCATACCCAATGTTACAGCACGGTAGGTTTTCTTAAATCGTTGACGAAGCGCCCACCACATCTGAGCTTTAGCGTTAGCAAAAAAGTCTTCGTTGGTTCGGGTCTTATTCATATTGTCTCGATTTTCTTCATTCTGAAATGGGTCGAGTTCCTTATCAATAACTTCTCCCGAACCCCTAAACGGCATGAATTCTATCTCTCGCTCGGGATGTTGACCGGCAGGATTACGTTTCTCATTGATAATCCGCGCGTCTCCGCGTGCGCCCGCACCGAGGCCGTCTGAATCAAAAACGACAGTTGGATAGCCCAACACATCACAGAGGGTAAAAGTTTTCTCAATGCTCCCATAGATGTCACCCCCTTTACCTGACCATTCCTCGAGATACTCAACTAAAACACCATAACGACCGCACAAGGCGTTCTTATCTCGGCCTTCGTCCGCAAGGTCTAATCCACACTTGCGTATTCCGCTGGGCTTAATGCCGAGTACGGTATGCGCATTGACGGCGGCATTGACCCATGTGGCCGGAATTAAAACCCCTTCCATCGAAGCCGAATAGTCTAAGTCGATTTCCTGCGCGACAATAACCGGGTCATCAAGTTCGTCGCATTTCTTCTTGTACCATGCCGCATCTTTCCGTGGATCATCTTGCCATCGAAAACTAAATACGCTTATCTTACCGCCGAAGCGTTTGCGAGCGAATGGATTCCCCATGCCGCGAGGTGTAGAGATATCAATACGACAATTAGTGGTATTGGAAAGCGCCGCATCAACGAGTTGAGGTCTTGGAAGCCATGCGCTCTCATCAACAAAATAAATACCAACCCGGTCACCACGTCCAATATTATCGCCTGCTTCACCGGTAATAACAGATTGTGTATCAGGAAACATAATACGACGATACGGCGCATGTTTATTAACATTCCATGACCCTATGAATTCAACTGGTAGGTTTTGGATAAATTGACGTGCTTTATGAAATAGGGATTTCGGGTCATTCTTGCTGTCAACGTATTCTTCTTTCCGCGAACCGAAACCGATGGACATACCGTCATGAAATAAGCAAAGCGTGACTGAAAGTGCCACAGAGAGCCATGACATACCAAGTTCTCGCGATTTATCATTTAATCCCGGTTCTCGATTACGCCACCGCTCGACTACCCAATGTACCCATTCTTCCTGACGAGGAAACAGTACGAAAGGAATAAGCGCCGGCAATCCGATTTCGACATTACGGGGGTCATATGTGACGCCCCAATCCATAATGAATTGAGCGGGATTGTCCGAATAGTAACGACGGAGCGCCGGCAATACTTCTGGTTGTTCGCGTATCTTGGCAAGCTTTTCTAAACGCCACTCGAACACCATTCCATAGTCCGGCTTTTTAAAGTCGAATTGAAATGGTATCGGCATTATTAGTTAGCCTGTTGTTTTAACGTATTAATCTCGGTAACAGAGGCTTTCAATGCTTCACTGGTCGCACCGTGTTGTATTTTTAAATTATCATGTTCACCCTTCAAAAAACAATGGCGGTTTTCTAAATCCGCTAATTGGGCTTTTGTCGTGCTATTCACTTCACGATCACATTCGCAATGTTCGACAAGAGCTTGGTAGCTATTAATCTTAGCTTCTTTAGCTTCTACCATTTGTTTCAAACTATTCACTTGTTGTTTTAAACCGTTATTTTCTGCTATTAATTTTTGAATTACGTCTCTATTGTCTTGCATGATTATTCCCCTTATAAGCTATAAAAACGGCGTTGGTCGTTAACGATTGCTGACATGGTGGTTTCTGCAACAAGCGAAGTATTTATGAAAAAACATTCTGGTAGATACCCTTGTAAATATAAACTGGTATTACCACTTGAATGCCCTCCGAGCAACAACGCTACATTGTTAACACTTGAACCGGAAGAACTGAAACTTTGCGGCGTGCCAATTATCGCTCGATTTTGATAGTAGGTTGAGCTAACCCCCAAAGTTGATCGACAGGTCAATGCCATCAATGTTCCGGTTCCCAAAGTAGGAGAAACCGCAGTCGAACCGCCAATCGTGGAATTCCACTGCATCCCGAAAACATTGCCCGCTACATAGTAGTGATAACCAGTCATTACGCCAGAAGTAATACGTTTATCCATTAATGCTGAAACTGCACCGAAACCCGTAAATCTTGCGATGAAAAATGCAGTCATTGCCGTATTCAAGCCAAGACTTACAGAATCAGCCGCCGAATAAAATTGCGTACCTGAATAGAGCGGCGCTGGTCGAGAGTTAATTAAATTAATAACTCCCGTTGTTGCTATTTGGGCTTGCTGTGCCTGAGTCGCATTACTCGCAGTATTGCCGTTTCCACTTTGATCATAGTAAGCGGTTATAAAACCATTGTTCGCACCTAGCCACGCACCCAAAGTAGGCGGCCCGCCTCCGCTCACGGGTGAAGATAAACTTACAACCCCATTGCTATCAGGAGAAACGTTCACTGCTGCATTATCACTGCTACGACGAACCGCAATTAAGAAACCACCCCAAGCCGTTCTTAACTTACGAATAGACCAAGCCGCTGCAATCTGAGAAACCGGTAGATAATCCAGCGGCAACATTAGCCGCTGAGATGATGTAACAATCCCGCTGTCGCTTTGTCTCATCATGACGTTAAGGCTCCATAAGCAATCCAAGTATCAACCGAAACTTTCTTAATAGAGAAAGGTACATACTGTGCGAATGACTTAGGTGCCGAACCCACGACACTATTTAATGTTACGCCACCCGTAGCCGCCATGACAACTTGTCCTGCGCCTTGTTGCCCAATTTCAATCGTTGTACCAATTGGGAATGGTATGACTGAGTTAAGTGGGATCGTAAGCGTTTGTGTCGAACCGTTACTACAAGCCTGATAGGAAAACTGGTCAGTTAATGCAAATGTCTTAGTCGTGCCGCTAACCGCAATAACCGAATATCCAGACGCCGGGCCGCCAAACAATGAATACGAATTTGTTCCTAAGCGAATCAAGTCGCATATTACTGACCCACGAGAAGGAATAACAATCGTAATCGGTGAAGACATTCCCGTAAGTGTCGTACCGGTATTGGCGGCCACGGAGAATACGAAGTCTGTTTGATTTTCTAAACGAACTTTCATCCCTCGGTTAATTGACGGTGCGCCAAGAATCGAGTCAATGTCTGATCCCAGTGGTAATGTCCATGCCCCATCCGCGCTACCTTGGTAAACAACGCAACCCTCTACCAATTGATTTGCTGCAATCGTTCCGCTTGCGGCTGTTAAAGATTCTGGCGTTAAGTTATACGGAAATGGGTTTTGTACTTCATGAAGTAACACGGGGTCAGTAAATGTTTTCGTACCTGCTATGGTTTCGTTACCCGTTTTGTGAACAACGTTAGAATCTAATGCAAGCGCCGCAATATTATATACGACAACTGTATTATTTGGCTGTCTAACCTTGAAAGTAAACGCGCCATTTCCAACGTAAGTATTCACCTCTCCTAAAGCAAGACTTGCATCAGCAACCGCAGCTTGCGCGGAGAATATAATATTACCGTCGTTTCCGTAGTTATGACCGTAATGGAAGCCAGCCAGAGGGCCAGCGCCGTTGTCATTACAAATGCCAAAACCAGCGGTAGGCCATACAGCGAATTGATTGTCCGCCGCTGGGAAATGGTTCGCCATCTCTGTAGCAGTATGATCCGACCATGCGAAACACCCTGTTTTACTGGTTGCCGTGAAACTTCCCAAAATAATATTGTGGGAACCGGTATTAACCCCATGTGTATCTTCGCCTGCAAATAAACTGATAGAGTCTGAACCGCTATTCCCGTTCCAATAGAAATTGCTTAACCCTTGTCCTAGGAAGTTACCGAAACCATCGTCGGTACTAATCCCGTTTCCTTTAGTCAATCCAATATAAGTTGGGTTATCGGCACTTACTCCGAAACTGGAGGCAGCACTTACCGCATCCACTTTGATAGTAATAGGTACTGAAAAAGTATTATCGTTAATAAAGACGTTAGTTAAATCAGCGTTATTAGTTAATTGAACCGTCAAACTTGCGAGCGCAGTATTTATCTCAACATCTATCGAAGTTAAATAAGTGCCATCAATCGCGATTACCGCATCTGTTAAGACATCTATGGTGTTGTAATTAATTACCAAATCGCCACTACCGGCACCTACGTAAATGTCAACAACGTCCGTAATTTCTAAATCAAAGAAAGCGCAATCTTGATCTATAGAGACGTTAGAAACATTACCTAATGCTGTATTTTGAGGAAGACGCACACCTTCGAAAATTAATGCCGAACCGGATTTAAGTACACTAGGCACAAAAGTCATTGACCCGGACATTGGAGAAACGGTCGCGGTTGCTGCTGCACCTGTTCCACCACCGCCACTGAAATCCACGCTTGGTGCTGAGGTATAGCCGCTACCCGGCGCGGTGAGTACAAGACGTTTAACGACACCGCTTGCCGCAAGCGTAACGGTTCCCGCGCCACCCCCAGCACCTGAAATGACTAATGAAGAACCGGTCTCATAACCAGAACCGCCCGCTGTTACTTGAACTGACGCCAAGCCCCAATCGCTAATCGCGAAAGTCGCGTTGCCACCATAAACCGGCCCGAAGTTAATATTGGAACCGCCCGTACCGATTTGTACCGGACGTGCTGTTGTAACATTGAATACTTGACCAGCATAAGTTGCCCCGGCGGTAATCTGTACTCGGTTGTAACGTGTGATTTCTAATGGTTCATCGAAATCCGTGGCGCGAGTCATTTCCCAATTTCCACCAGCCCCGCCGTCATAGGTCACGAGGTAAATGCCGTTAAAACGATTGTTAGTCATCGTCCATACTAAAACGCGTTGACCCGTTGTAACTAATGTACCGTCGAGAAATAGAGGTGCGATAATTCCATTGTTAACGAGCTTAGCGCCGACTCCCGGGTTAATTGGTGCCGGGCCATCTGTATAAATCGCATCGAGTGGAAAAGTCGTGGCGACCTGACAATTTGTGTAATTATTTCCGGCGGTAATTGGGTTGGTTGGAAGTGCTGTATATACACCACCACTATCAACGCTTAATGCAGTAATCGCACCAACGCCGTCAACAGCGTCGATGTTCAATGTTGCTGAACTACTGCCAACTGTTGTACCACCAACAACGACAATTTTCGCACCGACTGTATAGCCAGTACCGCCATTAACGACAACAACCGATTGCGCCGTCATACGTGGCACGAACGTTGCACCGACTCCGGTTGTAGCACTTATGAAAGGAATAGAAGCGTAGGAACCCGGCAATGTGACCGCAACGGATGCTACTGCAAAACCTAAGACAGCGGTTGCAGTCGCGCCGCTACCATCTCCCGTAAATCCAATGGCGGGCGCACTGGTATATCCGCTACCCGGCGCTGTTAAAGTGAGTTCAATAACCGCACCTGTGCCGCTGCCGTTAAATATAGCAACGTCTTTTATAAGCTTATAAGGATTGCTGGTCGCTTGCCATAACGTGTCATCTAATGTTAATAACCCGCAGTCTATTTGGGTTATATTCGCACCTTCACCAAGCCATGCGGCAAGTTTGGCGGAAATAGCACCTTCTTTAAATTCGCCAGCTAACATGTTAACAGTATCAACCGCAACGCTATCGGCGTATTCAACCGTAAGATATGGGTTAACAATCGATCCATCACCGTTCGTATCGTCACCCGCGACCGCAACGTAAGATTCTTTTGGATTGACCGGGGGAAGATAAGCAAAGCCGGCGACGTTAAGTATGTTCATTGACATAGCCGCGGGTGTTGTTACGTTTCCGCTGTCATCAATGGTCACCGCCGAATTCTGAATAATCTTACCGCTAGCGCCGTTAAAACGCGCTATGGCATTAGGGGTTGCAGAAGTCGGCCCAATAACGTCACCATCGCCACCGCCTCCACCGCCGCGCCTAACGTGAAACACTTCACACCATTTGAGAAACTCTGCTGCTGATATCATTCGCGCGTCCTTTCAATTATTGGGGTACAAATTGCGATATGTTGGTTACGTTAAGGCCACTATATGTCAAGGTCTGAACATACGTTACCCCTTGGTATACAACCGTGATTGTTGTTACGTTGTCACCCGAATAACCAAAAGCCTGTTCGAGATCGTTAAGCGGTAATTGGATTGATGGTTTCGATTCGCTTACATATTTAGTTTGGACGTATTCTGTCATTTCCTTTAACCCCCCATGATACTTTGATAAATGCGCGACGCTTCTATTGGGTCAGTCATCTTCAAGGACGGCACTTGTAAAGACTCTTTATCATTTTTCTTTTCGTCTTCCGGCGAACCAACGTCCGAGAATTTAGCCAAGTTCCTCAAGTAAAACATTATGGCACGCTCGTTACCCTCTAGCATCAATTTCTTTAAACAGTCGGTGCCAAATTCCACGCCTTTTGATTTCCCGCGCCAATACGTTTCGGATAATTCGGGAAAAATTTTGCACCGTTCGTACCATGTGTCCTGCGACATACCGAAGTAACCGGCGATATAAAATTGGGTCATCCCCAGTTTCGAAAGTTCTTCGACTTTTGCGAGAATCTCTGGCGTCACTTCGAGTAACAAACGTGGCTTCGGCCCGGCTTTCTGTTTCGTCGGTTTAGCTTTTGATTTTCTTGGTTTCTTTTTAGGTAATTCGCTCATATTTTTATCTACCTAGGGCAATTAAGGGGTAGTTTACCGTAACTAACAGTATACCAGCCGCACTTTTTAAATCCACAAGTTGCATAAAACGCTATAAAACAAGGTGCGGGGTATATGGGGTATGGTGCGGGGTATGATTTTGAGGTGACTTAAGTTATTGATTTTATTATATATTTACTATATTTACCTAAATACCCCATATAATAACCAACCAATTACGCTGCTCAATACATAAATTGTTTTATCACCGTTTACTATGTTATATAAAATGTATATGTTATAGTGTTTAATCCCTATATAGAGTTTTGAAAATTATCAGGTATCGGGGTATTCAGTTTTTACATTAATTATCAATAACTTAAAATACCCTGCACAAAAATTGAGTCCGGGGTATTTACCTACGGAGACTAAAACAGTGGAAATAATGACCAGAAAACAAGCCCATGCCCTCGGTAAACATAAATACTCTACGGGAAAACCGTGCATCCGTGGTCACAAGACGTTCCGATATGTTAATACGGGAGTTTGTATCGACTGCGCAGCAACCTATAGTAAGAACTATCAGAACCGATATTCGAAGTCGCCCAAGCCAGAAATTACAGAAGTGAAACTTACTCTTCGTAGCGAAAAGGATAGAGCGGCCTTGATGAAATATGCCGATGCTTTGAATTTCGATAGAGAATTGCAGGAAATCAGCGAAGGAAAGTTTTAGTTGACGAACTATAGTTAACAAACTATACTGAAAGGGAATTAACAACCAAGGAGCAACGGAGATGGACTTTTTATTAGTTGAAGATAACGAAATGGCCGTGTGGATTATACGAACGAACCTTGAGCGTCTGGGATATAGGGTAGACGTAGCAAAGACGGGTTTAGAAGCGTTACGACTCTTCCACCGTGGCTATGATGTCATTTTACTAGACGTATGCTTACCTGAATTAAACGGCTTAGAAGTCGCTAGAATCATTCGCAATAAGGAAACGAAACGTAATATCATCCTCGGCATATCGAGTCTGGGCGATCAGATTCGGGATGAATGCCTGAAAGCCGGTTTTAACGATGTTTATAAAAAGCCGACCGACATGGCAGATTTATTAAAAATAATAAAGAGGGTTCAAGATGTCGAAAGAACGATTGACTTCACAGGAAGCGGCCGATTATCTGGGGGTTTGCCCACAACGGATAGTTACCAAAATAAAAGACGGTCACTTCCCTAACGTAGATTGGTGCGAATGCGGTCGGTCTCGGATGATACCCAAGGCCGACTTGATTGCTGACGAACAAAAGAGGCAAAAGAAATGAGTTTCGATAGATCGATGTACGACACTTTGATTGACCTTCTTAAACAAGATTTCTGTTTAGAACACCACCGTATGTCTCATTTAATGGGCGTCATAAAAGGATATGAAAATGATAAAGACGCTAAGCAAGACAACGACATTTGCATAGGTATGGGTGTTCAAGCTACATATACCGCGATAAAAATGCGTAACTTAATAAAAGCTATGCGAAGAAGTGAGAAAATTGTCGCTAAGCAAATAAGTAGTTACAAAAATTTCTCACATGTTGAAGTAGGCGGAATAAAATTTATCGCGGATAGAAAAGACAATATTTTAGTGGAAGTGGGCAGCGAAACTTTTGACATTTCGTTAGATGATTTTAAAAATGCTATGAAAGCATTGATAAGTAAATAAGGTTATAAGTATATGAGTAAAGAAGAAGAAGCCCCGATTGCCCCATTTGAAAATGATATTTCATTGTGGTTTGGTTTAACATACGCCGCTTATCTAGTCATTCCACGACTTTGGCTAGAAGCAATGCCGCATGAATGGCAACTTCGGTTCGTGAAGTTAATAGAGCAAATCCCCGAAACATTAGAAATTGATGATACTTACGAAGCTTCATATTCGGTTAATTACAAAGTTAAAGGTAAGTTTACTAAAGACCCCTACCGCGATTATCGTCGCGGTTCAGTACCATTAAAGAATAAGTAAATAAGGATTTAAGTATATACTTATGATAATTAAACCTCATGACGAAGTACCGCCTAGGGTTAAAGAAATACTCGATTTAGCGCATAGTATCGCCGAGCAATCATATGCTCAAATATGGGATATGTTCTGTCAGGCTGCTAATCAAATAAATGAAGAATGGCCGACTGACGATATACTTACGGCGACCGCTACGCTTGCCGGCCATTTTATCGGTCGATGGGTACAAGCGATGCACATGGTTGCGTCGGCTGACGATGGTGGACAAACTGGCGACGAATTGTTACATGATGTGTTCGAGGGGGCGGCAGCAACGATTAGCGTTAAAGCACCTGTAAGACGCGCCAAATCTAACTTTGAGTTTAAAAGATTGTAAATTTTAGATTTGCATTAAAACACTATGAGAGGTATTTATGTTTGGAATATTAAAAGAACTAACTGATCTCGCCGTTAACACTACGAAAATTGTTGCTGCGCCAATTGAAGCCGCGTTGCATATTGTTAACATCCCTGTAAAGAGTGTAGCTGATGCTCTCGAAAATACGGTTGAAGAAATTAAGAAATGACTAAACTATTAATGGCATTATTGGGTACTATTTTGTTCTGTATGATGATCGTATTTACTCGTTTCTTCGTGGAGTTCCTCTGTAACCTTAGAACCAAAGGCGTTGCTATAACAACCATTATTGGAATAATACTTATTTACTTATATTTCTATTTTCTAATACTATAGCAACCCGGATTCACGCGACTTAAATGAGCGCACGGGGAAGTCGTAAAATCGACAACAGAGCTTACAAATGACCAGGACACCTGAAAGCTAGTGAATCCACCGAATTATGGTATCGACAAAGTTGGCTTGATAAAGCGGACACTTCCTTAGTAATCAAGAGAGACCTTCCGAATTGGTTGCAACCGTTCAGATAGATACCGCCCTACCCTATTATTCCCACCTTGTGATACGCAAACAAAAAAAAAGCCCCAAGAAGGGGCTAAGCTTAGCTAATCATCTACTGTGTTTTAACAAAATTTATCAAGTAAGTATAGGCATAATATCCATCCAGTTACCGCCATGACTACCCAACTAGCTAGCATTGACTCTGTTACAAAGCGTTCTTCTTTGCGTCCAACCAAATATTTATAGTCTCTAATCATACTCTGACTCCTTATAAGTAAATAAGTATTTAAGGAAATCATTATAGTTCTTCAACTATAGTTGGTCAACTACTTTGTTTGAGCTTCCGTATATGCTTTAGCTACCTCCGCGGGCGAAGTTAAGTTACGTAACGGGTGATCCAACCTAATAAACAATCGTGGTTTCCCGCCGTCTGGTAAGACGATGTTATTAACGCGACCATCTCTTAACGCTGGGTGCCAGTCGTACCCTAATGACCGTAACATATCCCGACGTTTATTTAACGGTACTCTCGTATTTGCTTTAAGTTTAGTTAATAAATTATCCATCATGATCGTTGAAATCCAACCGTCACGAAAACCAACGATGCCTTGTTCAGCGGCTTCTATGATTTCTTGCTCTACACTACCGATCCCCTCGGCAATGGAGATATCCGTTGCGCTAGTAGCTGGCGCATTGCGGCATTGCTTCGTAGGATCGAACTCGGCTGGGATTTCGTAGTTATGAAAGAATTCGGCAAGAATCGGTAAACCGAATTTTTTTAACATCCAATCCCAAATTTCAGAAAAGTAAACCGCATCCATACCGTCACGCTTCAAATCTTCTTTTTGCTGTTGCCGCGTGAAGAACGGCGCTATACGACGGTCATTCCTAGTTTTGTGGAGTCCATCTCGGTGGTTGGTG